GTATCTTCAGGTATTGCATTACAAACAGAGTTTGAGTTATTGAATGCAAGGTTATCAGAAAAAGCAGATAATCTACAATTAGCAGAAGAACAATTATTTAGATGTTATGCTATGTTTCAAAACACTCAGTTTGATGGTGAAATTAATTATCCTAATTCGTTTAATATAAGAGATTATGCAACTGACTTATTATTCTTCCAACAAGCTAAATCAATCAACGTACCATCACCAACACTAAACAAAGAAATTGATAAAGAGATTGCAAGAGCAGTAGTTGATGACGATGAAAAACTAACAGTCATTATGGACGAAATAGATGGCAATAGCCAAGTTGGTGAATTTACTCAAGATGAGCCTCAACAAGAAGAAGAAGTAGAGGACGAGGAAGTTTAATGAATGGCAGACAAAGTTACAGATTTCGCAGAGTATAGAATTAGACAGATAGAATTAGCAGAATCAAAATATTACAAAACATTAATAGATACCCTAGACAGAATAGAAAAAAGAGTTGTTAATTTAGTTGCTAGTGATTTAGAAGATCTAGAAAAGGTAGCACAATTAAGAGTAGCTATTAGAATGCGTCCGAAGATCAAAGCTATTTTAGAACAAGAATATTTAAAATGGTCGGACACAATAGTTAGAGAGGGTTTTAACAAACAAGCTAAAAGAATTGAAAGAGCATTTAAGCAGATAGGCAATATACCTAAAAGATTTCAACAATTAACTAATGCAGATTTAGCATTAATTAAAAATTTAAAAAATCAAACTTTTACTCAGTTTAAAGATGTATCAAATACATTTACAAGAAGATTATCAGAAAAAGTTTATCAGTCTGTTCTAGCAGGTGTGGACTTTGCAGAACTAGAGCAAGAAATGAGACAAACGATAAATGGTATCTATGCTAGTTCTAAAGATGCAGAAGTTAATAAATTAGTAGCAAAGATTAAACGTGACGAAGTAAGAGTTAGATCGATAGATAAAAGAACAACTAGTGGTAGAGCAGTTAGAGATAGATTAACAAAAAACATACAAGTGTTACAAACAAAATTTGCAAGAGATAGAACAGGTGAGAATATGAAACGTTTTGCTGGTCAAGTATTAAACGATAGCTTACGAGAATTTGACTCTCAACTAAACCTTGCAAAGTCTGAAGATGCTGGTTTAACTCACGTCAAGTACCAAGGTTCTTTAATACCTACAACTCGAGATTTTTGTAGATTGCTAAAATCTGGAAAACTTGATAAGAGAAGATCAGGAGTATTTACGATTGATGAAGTCAAGAAACTATGGCGATCACGATCTTGGAAAGGCAAGAAAGCTGGTAATCCATTAATAGTTCGTGGTGGTTATAATTGTCGTCATCAATGGAGTTTTGTGAGTCCAACATGGTACGATCAAAACGGAAAGTTAATAATTAACTAACGGAGTAGAAAATGGCAGAAAAAGAACAAGTAGCTAAAACAGAAGCTACAAAAGAAACTACTGAAAAAGTAGAAGTAAATGAACCTAAAGAGGCTACATTTACACAAAGTCAAGTCAACAACATAATCAAATCAAGACTTGAATCAGAGAAAGCAAAACAACAAAAAGCATTAGAAGAGCAAAAAAAACTTGTTGATGAACAAGAAAAAGAAAGACAAGTTAAAGATGCTAAGACTAAAGCAGACTTAGAAAATCTAATGAAAGCAAGGATAAAAGAAAAAGACGATGAGATTAATCGTATGAAAAATATGATTAAAGTAGAAAAAGTCGATAATTCTGTAATGTCTGTTGCTTCCAAAATGAACGCAATCAATCCTCAACAGATTGTTCAGTTAATGAAAAATAGTATTAAATTAACTGACGATAATCGTATCGAAATACTAGACAAACATAATAATACAAGGTATAACGATAAAGGTGAACTACTTACGATTGAAGAATCTGTTAAGGAGTTCTTAGATGCTAACCCACATTTCTCGCAAGGGTCTAAGTCTGGAGTAGGGAGTCAGAGTAGCGTCGAGGGTAAAACTGTAAAACCTTTCAGGATTCAGGATTTAGATATGAGCAAGGCAGAAGATCGTAAGCGATATGCAGAATATCGTAAACAACGAGACTCAGCACCTGTTCAGATTAATTTAAACAATAAATAATAAGGACAACAAACAATGGCAAACGAAAGCACAAGTTCTACACTATCGGAACTATATACAGAGATAGTGGCAGAGGCATTGTTCGTAGCAAGTGAGAGATCAATTATGCGACCACTTGTAAGAAACTATGCCGTAACAGGTGGCGGAAAGTCAGTTGAAGTTCCAATATACTCAGCAGTTTCGGCGGCGGCAGTATCGGAAGCATCTGATTTATCTAACACAGCAATCGATCCAACTTCTAAAACAATTACTTGTTCAGAACATGGAATCATGACGACCCTAACAGATCTAGGTAGAAACTCAGCTCCAAGAAACGTTGCAGCAGATATCGGCAGACTGTTTGGTGAGGCAATTGCAAAAAAACAAGACAAAGACTTAACAGCTTTATTCGGTGGTTTTTCAACAACTGTCGGATCAGCTTCAACAGTAATGTCAGCATCTTTAATTTTCCAAGCAGTAGCAAAATTAAGATCAGCAGGCGTACCAGCAGATAATTTATCTGCAGTAATCCACCCACAAGTAGCATTCGACCTTAAATCAGGTCTTACAAATACTTTTGCTAACCCAAATGCTGGAGTTGGTAACGAGATTTTAAGATCAAGTTTAGTTGGTCAAATCGCTGGAGTGAATATATTTGAAACTTCAAATATGACAGACTCATCTAGTAATGATCCAGGAACTACTGGTGATTACAAAGGTGCAGTATTTCACCCAGATGCTTTAGGTATGGCAATGATGCAAGACCTTAAAATTGAAACTCAAAGAGATGCGAGTTTAAGAGCAGACGAGATTGTAGCGACAGCAGTTTACGGAGTTGGCGAATTAGACGACTCTAAAGGTTGTGAAGTCGAAGCAGACTCATCAATCCAATAATAATTGGATACTTTGTGAGGGTAGGAAACTGCCCTCACTTTTAACAGGGGGAAAATTATGGCAAATTTTACAGGTGCAAATGTTTGTGATGTTGTTGAAATAGAAACTTATCAACCAGATATTTTTGGATTTGGTATTTCATCAGATGACTCTAAAGTAAGTCATTACATTACTCAAACAACTAACGACATTTTTAGAGAGTTAAGGATACGTTGGTGGACAGTATATAAAACAAACGTTTACACAGATATAACAGTATTAAACACAGAAGAAATGGTTAATACTAAAATTAATTTAGATCAATTCAAAAGGGCTGGAGTTTATTTATTTTTATACAAATATTTTTGCCCATCACTAAGTAAGTTTAGACCTGAAGCAGATAAAGATAGATTTGAAAGAATGGCAGAACATTATCAAAGTGAGTTCAATAAAGAAATTAGATCAGTATTGGAAGATGGAGTAGAATACGACTCTACACAAGATGGAACGATTTCAGTAAATGAACGAGAACCTTTACATGGTAGTCGTAGATTACAAAGATAATGTTAAGTGCTAAAGTAGATACAAACCTTAATCAAGTTAGAAAACGATTTCTAAAATTTAGAAAGAAATTACCTAGAGAAGTAACTAAAGGTTTGTTACGTGCTGGATTACAATTAAAAGAAATAATTTTAGATAAAACAGATAGAGGAATAGATCAAGATGGTAAACGATTTGTACCATATAGTAAATCGTATTCTGATGAGAAAGGCAAAACAACAGTAAACTTACAAGATACAAATAGAATGCTACAATCTATTACTGCTAGACCAGAGGGCAAGAATAAAGTAAAGTTATTTTTCAGAAGTCAGAGAGAGGCAAATAAAGCATTGTTTCATCAAAAGGGTTTAGGTAATTTACCTGAAAGAAAGTTCTTTGGATTTAGCAGAGCAAATGAAAAAGCAATACAAAGAGAGTTTGCAAAGTTTATAAAAAAACAAATGAAGAATTTTAAAATATGAGCAAGAGAGAAGATATAGCTACAAATATTGTATCAGTAGTAAGTGGTGTTTCTAGTCCAGCAATCAAAAAGGTATCAAGACAACCATTCCCTTTAGATGAATTATCTCAACAACAATATCCAGCAGTATTAGTACAAACGATAGAAGAAACAAAAGAAGATCAAGAACTAGGAAGTGGTGCTAAAACAAGATTAAGTACATTAGAATTTTTAATACAATGCTACATAAAAGGTTCAGAAAGCAACATAGATACTGCAAGAAATAATCTTGCGACAGCTATTGAAACAGCATTAGAATCTGATATAACAAGAGGTGGTAATGCACTTGATACACAAGTTACTAATATTGAATCTGATGGTGGACAGCTATTCCCATTTGGAGCAGTAAATTTAACAGTATCAGTACTTTATGAACATCAAAGTGGCACACCATAATTATTGACAATGGGTAAAGATTAAATTAAAAAACAATATGGCTAAAGATATTAAATTGTATAAAGATGGGAATGAAATAACTATTAATGAATCTCAACTTGATAATTTTTTAGAACTTGGTTATAAGCAAGAAAAAGACAAACAAGTAAAAAGTAAAAAGAAGGAAAATAAAACATGGCAACACATCACGGAAAAGAAGGAGTAGTTAAAGCTGGTGGAACTAGCATAGGGGAACTCACAGGTTTCACGCTAGAAACTACTGGAGATGTAGTAGAAGATACTCAACTATCAGATTCAGCAAAAAGTTTTATAGCTGGAAGAACTTCATTTAGTGGTTCAATAGATATGAACTACGATGAAACTGATTCACCACAACAAACTTTGACTGTTGGAACTTCGATTGATTTTATCATGTTACCAGAGGGTAATGACTCAGGCGATGAAAGTTTTACAGGTTCAGGCATTATTACATCAATGAGTGTAACAAATGGTATGGACGCAGTAATAACAAGAACAGTAAATTTTCAAGGTACTGGTGCGTTAACTAGAGGTACTGTATAATAGTATTGTATGAAAGTTATTGATAGAGCAAAGTCTCATTTTGAGAGTTTAGGAGTTCAGTCTATTGAAATTCCTGAATGGAAAGATGATGATGGCAAACCTACTATCGTTTTCTGGAATCCAATTACGTTATCTGAAAAGAATAAATTATTTAAGAAGTCTGATAACTTAAATGATGTAGGTATTCTTGCAGACATACTTGTAATGAAAGCATTAGACAAAGATGGCAAAAAGATGTTTAGTTTAGAAGATAAACTAGCATTAATGCACAAAGTAGATTCTGATGTATTGTCAAGGATAGCTACTGCTATGGTACAAGCTATACAGCCTGAAGAAGTAAAAAAAAACTCTTAAAAGACCCTGAATTAAAAAATTTACTTATCGTTGCAGATAGGTTAAAAATATCTTTAAGTTCTGTTTTGGAAATGCCAGAATGGGAATTTAACCATTGGTTAGGTTATCTGTTAGTCGAGCAAGAACAAAACAATAAAGCATTAGAAAAGATGAAACATAGATAATGGCTACGAATAATATAGTTCTAAATTTACTTGCAAAGGATAAAACCAAACAAGCATTTGGTGCAGTTCAAAGAGGATTGTCAAATTTACGTGGTGCTATATTTTCAGTACAATCAGCATTGATAGGTATAGGTGGTGGTCTTGCAATAAGATCATTAATTAGAACTGGTAGCGAAGTAGAACAATTAGGAATAAGATTTAAGTTTTTATTCAATAGTGTTTCAGAGGGCAACAAAGCATTTGATACTTTAATTGGTTTTGCCGCTAAAGTACCTTTTTCATTACAAGAAATAGCTGGTGCATCAGGTAACTTAGCAGTTGTTACAAAAGATGCAGAAGAACTAGAATCAGTATTAAAAATTACTGGTAACGTTGCGGCAGTTACAGGATTAGATTTCAGACAAACAGCAGAACAAATACAAAGATCATTTGCTGGTGGTATAGCGGCAGCAGACGTATTTAGAGAAAGAGGTGTAAGAGCATTATTAGGATTCAAAGCTGGAGCAACAGTAACAGCAGAAGATACAAGAAAAAAGTTTGAAGAAGTTTTTGGTGAAAATGGAAAGTTTGGTAAAGCAACAGAAGTATTAGCTACTACTTTCACTGGTACACTTTCAATGTTATCAGATAAATTATTTAAGTTTCAATTAGAAACTAATCGTGC